TCACTTGGCATTGTTCTTGCCCCATACACCCTTGAACGTCTCCGCAGCCACGATATCATCCGCGTCGTCCGTGTGTAAGTAACGGTTAGTCGTTGTGAGCTTCCGGTGCCGCAGCCGGCTCTGGATAGCTCGCATGTTAACCTGTTCACGTGCCATGATCGAAGCAGAGGAATGGCGCAGGTCGTGGAACCGGATCTGCCGGATGCCGGTCCGTTTGACGAAGCGGCCCCAGAAGCGGGTGACGGCATTCGGATGATAAGGCACGCCGAACGGATCCGCAAACAAGAGCAGAACCTCGTTCCCGTCCTCATCCTTGAACCCATTCCAGTCAGGACCGGCCAGCAGCTTGTTCCGCAGGGCGGCATTCCGCTGCGCCCGCAGTTCCTCCATCAGTTCTTCCGTGCAATGCAGGAACGTCTCGTCGCCTGTCTTGGTACATTTTAGCTGCAATCCGTGCTTCGATGTATAGACGAGCGCCCGTTTTATCCAGATACCACCTCTCTCATAATCGAGCACATCCTCCGCAATGGCCACGACCTCACCACGCCGCAGCGAAAATTCGAAGGCGATCATAATCAGCCGCTGATGGTATTTCGAGATCTCCGGGAAATGGTCGGCGATCCTTTTCACTTCCTCCATCGTGTAGGGCTTCAGCTTTTTCTTTTTCGTGTGCGGTTTGCCAACGCCGTCCATCGGATTCGACTCGATGACTTCCCAACGCAATGCGTGGCCGAAAATGGACTGGAGCGCATAGTACTTTTTCTCAAGCGAACCCCGGCCGGCATCAGCCTCCGCCGTGAAGAAATCTTCGATATCCAGCGTTCGGATCTCCCGCATGTACATATCCTCAAATGCCGTAATGATAGGTTTCAGAACGTAATCCAGCACTTCATTTGTAGTGGCAGCCAGCTTCTTGTCTGCGAAATTCTTCCGCCATCGGTCCTTGAACGCGCCGAATGTGATGTTTTCAATAGATTGTTCTTCCGTGTTCCGGACTTCATATTCAAAATCACTCAGCATTCGCTTCAATTCACGCTGTCCGGATGGCGTGACGATCTTGGTTTTGCGTCTTCGCCTACCTTTCCGGTCCTTTCCGACTTCCGCAAACAACCTGTATTTTCCGTTCCCCAAGTCTTTAGAGTAAGCCATTTATGTATCCCTCCTTACAAGTATCCTTAAATGTTCGCCTGTATAGGGCAAGGTCAGTTGCTATACAACTGAACACTACCGACTGCAAAGATTTCGGCAGTACTGTTCCAGGCGTTTCTGGGCAAAGTCGGGGTTCACACCGAAAAGCTCTTGGAGCACCCAGATAGCTCGTCGCTCGTCATTCGGCAATTGTAGCCGTTGGAGCATAAATGTCGGAATGCAAAAGAGTTGGCTGAAGTTATTCGCTTTGACTTCCTGGTAGTCTCTCATCATAGCCGTGATGAGCCGTTGGTCGCCTTCATGCAACTTGGCGTGGCAGACCTCATGCCCGAACGCTTGCCATTGTTCTTCGGGTAGCAGCCGGTCATCGAGAAATATCACGTTATCAGCGTAAGCGGAGCCGTAGGGGTAGTAGTGGACAGCGTAGCCTAATCGGGGAGCAATCACTTCGATGTTCATCTGATGCGGGTGGAATACATCGATATCCCGCAACATCTTCGTTATGTATTCTTCTAAGGTGCCGTATGTATAGCACAAATGAATCACTCCTTTAGAACATATGTTCCCCTAAATAGTACAAGAAAAACCCACTTTTGGAAAGTGGGTCTCTAAATCAATTTTTATAAATTACTGTATAATTTCACTTTACTCTGTACTCTCAAGATCGTTAAGTATAAAAGTTTCCTTTTTATTTCCAGTGTTTTTATTAGTGATAGTACTTTTTGTTAAGTTAAATTGATACATTTTCGTGGCAATTACTAACCCTTGTGTAAATATTTCTCGATTTGTTTTAGCAGAAATCGCGATTCCAGAATCACTTATGATCTTTATTGAACTTACAGATCTGTTGGCGCTGTCAATTACTCCTGTTACAAATATCGATTCTGTTTCTATTTTGCTTTTTATTTCATCAAATCTATTGCTAATGTAGTGAATTTTTTCTTTGTCGATTTTAGTTTTTGAACCTTTGTTTATGATGGATAATGATATGTCTTCCTTATCCATTTCCTTGAACCAGTTTTTAGAGACAGCGAACGTCCGATAGCCAATTTCTTCGATGATAAAAGAAGGATCATCTTCGGGTAGTCTCTGAAAGAACTCTTTTAGTTTACCAAGGCCCTCTTCTGAAATTACGCCATCGACAAAGTAATCATCCACAGCCCCTAAATGAAGATTAAATGAGCCAGGGGAAGTATTCTCTAAAATGAGTTGAGAAGAATCAACAATATATCTAGGAATAAGACCTTTAGCGTTTCCTTTGCCAAAAACGTCATTGAACATAGAAGTATAAACTCGTTGAATCCCTCTCGCGACGGACCCGAGTTTTGTAAGAGTGATTTGACCTGGCTCCAATGCGGTATCAATACTTACGACAAATTCATCTTCGGTCTTTCCTGTTACTTTATTTCGTTCAAAAAGCTTTATTTGTTCCATTGACGCATCGGCTAAGTCGTAAAATCTAGAGTTTCCATCCAATGATTTCAATGATCGCTCCAATTCAGCTAATGAAGGCAATTCGTCACGAGATCTAACATCAAGATTGTCGATTGTCATTTTAGAACCCCCTCATTAAAATTGGTCGATCGTCATTTCAATTATACCCTTAGGATCTTCATTTCTGTCAAAACAAAATTGTCCTCGCCAATACTTTTCGTATAAATCAAAATGAGCACGATCCTCTTCTACATCGTTACCTTCAAATGGAATAGTCTTTGGGTCTACTGTGAAGTAAGGATCACAATGCAAAGGGATACCGAATTCCCTAAAAATCCTCTTGTTTTGTAGCACCGCTCGGGTTGCAGGGTGGGTCGCATCCAAATAGAAAACCAAGTCTACATCTTTAGGGTCTTCTTTGTTGGTGACAAAGCTGCCATCTATCCAGAATTTAGTTACAGCTTCAAAAATATTTACTCTTTTAATTTCTGCAATAAAACGTGAAAATCCTTCATAATTCCGTTCCCTCGTTTCAGAATCAGGAAACGCTTCGACAAAAAAGATTTTAAAGTTTTGAAGCGATATATTTCTTATTATTCCAGGAGTTAAATTTCCGCGGTGATCAAACTGAAGTTGTGAACCAGTCGTCATTATTCTGCTTCTCCTTCCAAAATCGGAAAATTTTTCTACACTAAATTAAAAGAAAAGCCCCACCGGGCAGATAAATAAAAACATTAGGGCGCCGGGCGCTCGTGGGTAGGTTATTGCTCCCTTGCTCACTACCTATGCGTTGCACCTTCTGGTTACCATAAGGGTTCACCAGCTTGGCTCAAAGTTGCCATATCGAATATCGACTTAGGGTTTCTTTGAATTCACCCGGTGCTTCCTCTATAATTACTTATAGAGAGGGCACTTCTACCTTTGATGCCTACCGGTTCAGAGAACGCTTGAGCGAGTGCACTAGTACCTTTAAGCTCTAAACCAGAAACCAGAGATGCAGGAATTCCGGTGTCAAACGTTTTCATGGATTCCATCACCTCTGTTAATCGATTAGTCGTCTTTCCGGTTTCTTCAATGATTTTCGCTAGGCCTGAACCGGTATCGAGGTCATCAAGAATCTTTTTGTTATCAAGACCGCTTTTAAGCGGTCTTTTCTTTATGTTTCCATAAAGTTCAGCATATGTGTTCACCCTAATGTTTAAAAGCCTATTATGAATTCAGCAGCTTGGCTTTCTCCGCCTGGAACTCCTCTTCGGTTAGGATGCCTGAGTCCCTCAGTTCACCCAATTGCTTAAGCTGCTGGAATTTATCAGGAGCTGGAGGAGGAGTCATTGATTCTTCAGGATCAGGATTCTCGGTAATCGTCTCTGATACCACCTCAGGAACCGGAGAGGGGGCAGAAATTGCAGTTACCAGACGTTCTCTGACATCATTTTGATCATTCTGTAGCTCGTATTTCAGAACGCCTTCATCTGACTTTACAATTAGTTCCTTGCCATTCTGCGAAATATCATTGATTTGATCCAGTTGACGAGTATGTACAAATTCTTTGAAGACGGTTTCCGAGAAAAATATAAGTTTTAGATTTGTGGCTACAAGCAAACCTTTTACTTGCTTACCTTTTGGAACATCAAATAATACCGGAACGACAGCCCGAATCGATTCGTCATTTTCAATATGTTTAGCTCTGATTCTACTTGCTGCTAGTGTATGGCTGCTGATAATTTTTGTTTCTTCTTCATTTGGATCAGAGCCAAAGAAAAACTCAGCATCATTCTTTTCAGGAGAAAGTTTCCCATTCCCCTTAGATAACGAAATCCTGTTCCGGAGGACATCGACAAGGGTATCTAAGTCGTTCTCTTCGATGTCTCTGACAGTCTTCTTTTTGGTACCCATCAACCCGCTGATTTCAAGCAATAAACTCCCGCCTTTGAAAGAAGAAGAGCCGCCTGGCAAAATATCAAAATCGACATTCTTGATAGAATTATATTCGATTTTTTCAGCTTCAGCTCCGCCAAACATTCCGCCTTTAAGCCACGTGAGGATTAGCCCACTATCTGCGACAAGAACGAAGCCGCTTGGTTTTAGTAACTTTGCACCGCCTACAGTAAGGTAATAAATATTTTCATTATCCTTCACGTACTTCTTGATGGCTTTTAAAGTGTATTCGTAATAAGTCCGTTCGGTCTTCGGGATATCTTTAGTCACGCCTTTAAGTTCAGAGACTGTTAACGGAAATTCCATGACGCCATAACGGTAATTTAGCTTAGTAAATTTACTGCTCATTTCGTTTCTCCTCTCCATATTATTTATTCGATCTATTTATAATTTTCCACATCGCATAGAGCTGTTCCCTCTGTTCCTCAGGACTTTCCGCGAGCTCTTTAAAGAACTTGCCGATCTTTGGATCAGAGAGCCATTTTTCGAAATCTGGATCAATGTTTACCGATTCAGTGCTATTCCGACCAAGCAATTCATCGACTGAACAGTCAAGCGCTTCTGCTAATGCTTTGATGTCAGCTGAATCTGGAGTTGTATAACTTCTCTCCCAATTAGAGATTTTTTGGGAAGAAACATGAATTTTATCCCCCAACTGCTTTTGTGTGAATCCTCTACGATTCCTATACTTCTTTATGCGGTCTCCGGTCTCCAAAACGACACCTCCTAGGCAGACCCAATTTATATATATAATTTAAATAATTTTACCAGTAACTAACGGGATATGATATTTAAATAACGGAATATGAGAAAAAACTATATAAAGTAGTTGACTGTAACGAAAATCGTTAGTATTATGTATATAACGGATACCGTTATAGAAGGAGGTGAACAAAATGGTGCACAAGAATGTAGAAAAAATAAGAGAAGCTAAAGGGGTTACAAAAACCCATATAGCGAAAGCTTTAAATATGTCAGTGATGGGTTATAGCCACATTGAAAATGGTGCAACTAGATTAGACGTAGGCAGGCTACAAAAAATCGCTGCCATATTAGAGACCGATGTCGCCGTTTTTTTTGATGACCAACTAACGGATTCCGTTATCAATAGACAAAAGCGAGCCACAGGATAAGAAAGGAGGGATGAAGCGTGGGTGAACTTTTAAAACTTAACGTGGATGAAGGGCAAATCGAGGAAATGCTGCGTACGGAATTGCGGAAGCGGCTCGATCATCTGGAACACCGATACACCTTCTGGGATCTGGAGGAGTTGAGCCGCCAGACACACATGAGCATCAACTTCATCAAGGACACATTCTTTTTCGATCCACGGTTCAAAAAGTTTCGGGTAGGGCGCAAATGGCTGTTCCCGGCGAAAGAAGCGGAAGAATTCCTGTTGCTGTGGCTGTCGGAACAGTCCCGCCACTGACTCCTACCGTAACTGTACAGCGAATGAGCGTATAGCACTAGACAGGTCAGTATACAAACAGAAAGGAGATAATTTCATGTCAATCAAAGATTCGGCGAAGGTCGGACCGGCGGTCGCATCGCTCTTGGAACAAGAAGGAATGACCGGGAAGGAGATGGCGGCAGATCTCAACGTCTCCGAGCAGCTGACCAGCCACTATAAGCATAACCGGCGCAACATGCACCGGGAAATCGCGCAAGCGTCCATGGATTGCTACGACAATCCGGAATACCGAATGGATCTCCTGTTCGAGTTTTCAAGCGGGTACACCCCGCCAGTCCTGAGAGGACGGAACATCGAGCAGCATCGCTTAAGCTACGAGGCGCACACAGAGCGGGAATTGGCTGAAGCCATCGACGTCATCAAAAAGGTTTGCCTGGCGAGACCACCCCAATCCTTGAGTAAAGATGAATTAGAAGGAGTAAAGGAGATCGTTGATGAGCTGCTGGATGTCCGGACACTGACGGACAATTTCCTGAAACAATTGCAGGTCGAATACGGAATATCAATAACAGAGCGGATCAAGGCCATGATGCCGAGATGGAAAGCGAGAGGATGGTTGGTATGACGGAATGGATGGACGGGTACATCACAGGCATTTTAGTGGCGATGCTGACGTTTGCGGGCTTGTATCTCTGGAATGTGGTGGGAGCGGAAATGAAAGAGGAAAACGAAAAAGCCGACTGAGGTCGAGTCAGCCGGCTGATATGGGATATGTCTATTTTACCACGGGAGCACTGGCTCCCGTCAAGAAGCCTATGAAAAAAACCGGATGCTTGACCGGGCCATGTGTCATGGGCTTCTTGATGGGACTCGCCATCAGAGAGGAAGTGGAAGATGAACTATATCTCGATTGAAACCATTGTGGAAGAAGGTGAGGATGTGCTGAAGCCGAAAGATCCGGAATTGGCTGCATTCGACCGGTCGCTGCTCATGAGCGATTTGCGGACGGAACTGCATCTGGCAGCCATTGAGGGGAAGACCAGCAAACTGGTGACGTACGAGCGATTAGGGAGCCCGAAAACAGCATTGAAGACCTATGAAGCCTTTACGTTCCATGGTTTTTCTGTTGGTGCACAGGACGAGGGATTACTAATCGAATGGAGGTAAAACAAATGGAACACCCAGAGATCGAATACGCAATGCGGACTGGCTACCCTTCGAAGGATTACCTCGATTGGGAGCGAGAACAGGAGAAGGACGACAATCCAGTCGAGGACATGTTCGGCTCGGAAATTTTGGAAGGCGACAAGTGGTTCGAGGATTCGGAGGGCCGGATCGTTCTGGAAGACAATATAGATGACTACCTGATCGAAGTGATCGGCGTCGAGTTTTTCCGGGCATTAAAATAAGCCCGCTGCAGCAACAGCGGACTCGGGGTTCTGGATCATTAACTTAACTTCATTGTAAACCAGAGCCCCTCAAAACTCAATAGGAGGGATCAGATATGGTTCAGGCAGTATCGACGAAAGATATGAGCCGGGAAGAATGGCTGCAGGAACGGACCAAAGGGATCGGCGGTTCAGACGCATCCATCATCCTTGGGCTGAACAAGTACAAAACACCTTTTGAGCTCTGGCTTGAGAAAACCGGCCAGACTGAAATGGAAGACAGCGCTGGAGAAGCGGCCTACTTTGGAAATGTGCTCGAAGAATTGGTGGCGAAGGAGTTCGAGATCCGAACAGGCAAGAAGGTACGGAAACGGAACGCCATTCTTCAGCATTCTGATCACCCGTTCATCATGGCCAACATCGACCGGAAAGTGGTTGGAGAATCCGCAGTCCTTGAATGCAAGACCGCAAGTGCATATCTGGCGAAGGACTGGGAGAGCGATGAGATTCCCGAATCCTACCTTGTGCAGGTGCAGCATTACCTTGGCGTCACCGGCTATGACAAAGCGTACATGGCCGTTCTGATTGGCGGACAGCGGTTCGTCTGGAAAGAGATCGAGCGAGACCAGGAATTGATTGATTTGATTTTTGAAGCGGAAGTCCATTTCTGGACGCATCACGTGGAAAACAAAGTTGCGCCGGCGCTGGATGGCTCCAGTGCCGCTGAGAAGTTCCTGAGAGAAAGATACGACAAAGGGGATGCCGACAAGTCCATCGATCTCGGTCATGCCTACAAGGGCAAGATTGAACAGTACCGCGAACTGAAAAACTCCATCAAACAATTGGAGGAACAAAAGAAGCTCCTTGAAAACGAAATGAAGTATGAACTGAAGGAAGCTGAAACAGGCATTGTCCATAACTATCAGGTGAACTGGAAGACGATCACGGCGAACCGGGTGGACTCAAAAGCGCTGAAAGAAAAGTTTCCTGACGTGTACCGGCAAGTGATGAAGGAGAGCAGTTACCGAAAATTCGACATAAAGGAGATTGACTAATGGCCACTAATTCGAGCGTGAAATCACAGATCGCCAACCGACAGAACGGACAGGCACCATCGACACAGGGAACGACGATGAAGGGGCTCCTCGCTTCACCGGCTGTCATCAAGCGGTTTGAAGAAGTGCTCGGCAAACGGGCAATGCAATTCACTGCATCCATCTTGAGCCTCTACAACAGCGAGAAGATGCTTCAGAAATCAGAGCCGATGAGCGTCATTTCAAGCGCTATGATCGCCGCGACGCTCGATCTGCCAATTGATAAGAATCTAGGCTATGCATGGATCGTTCCATACGGCGGCAAAGCGCAGTTCCAGCTAGGTTACAAAGGATATATTCAACTAGCGCTACGGACAGGTCAGTACCGGAAAATCAACGTCACAGAAATCTATGAAGGCGAGTTCATCAGCTGGAACCGGATGACAGAAGAACTTGAATTGGAGTTTGAATCGAAAGCGTCAGATAAAGTTGTGGGATATGTCGGCTATTTCGAATTGATAAACGGATTCAAGAAGACGGTGTACTGGACGAAATCGGATGTCGAGAAGCACAAAAAGAAGTTCAGTAAGTCGGACTTCGGCTGGAAAAATGATTGGGATGCAATGGCGAAGAAGACGGTGATCCGGAACATGCTAAACAAGTGGGGCATTCTCTCGGTAGAAATGCAAAAGGCATTCACTAATGACGAGAAGCAGCCGATCGAGGGCGAAGCGGAAGAACTGGATGATGACGTGATCGACGCGGAATTCAGCGAAGTTCATGCGGGAACTCAGCCGGAAGAGGCAGAACCGGAACCTGCACAAGGTGAGGAACCAAAGAAAGACCCGCGGGGTGAACGGCAAGAGAGTTTGCTTTAATCAGCGGAACACCGGATGAGGGAGCGGTTTTTCTCCCTTATCTGTTATCAGTAAAAAGTTGAGGTGAAAATATGAGCGGCGCATTCCTGACATCGAGGGATATTTTCAAAAACGGAATATGGACCGACGTTCCGAAATTTCGGATTTTCTTCTTCATTGTCGGGAACGCTGTTTTTTCTGAAACGGGAGTAGAAAAAGGCGGCGTTCACGTCGGCCGGGGGCAGTATCTCCGTTCTCTGCGAAACCTGCGAGAAGATCTAGTTTACTACGAAAATAACGCCGAGAAAATGTACGGGATGGCGACACTGAACCGCAAGATTGCGGAACTGGTCGAGGAGGGCCGACTCCAGACCGAAAAGACGAAGCTTGGAACACTATTTACTGTCGTCAATTATGCGATATACCAAGACTTTTCGGCTTATAAGTCGAGTAGCTTGGAACAGCGTCGGAACGGCGTTGGAACAGCGTCGGAACAGCAGCGGAACAATAAGAACTTAGAGAACTATGTTAACCAAGAGAATAAAAGTACTACTGCTGCTGATGCGCATGCGCAAGGACAAGGGAGCTCAGGGCCGACTGATTACCAACAGCGTTTGCTACAACGCTACGTCCAATTGCGCGGATATGGATTTGACTCTACGCCGAAGGATTACATGACGGCAATTGAAATCGAACAGGCTAACATCCCGCTCGATGTGGCCATTAAAGCGATGGAACGGAAATTCGCGGAATTTCAACCGAAACACAGCAAAGACAAAATTCACTCTCTCTCTTACTGTGCCGGAGCGATATTCGACGCTAATCACCGACCGGCTGCCATGCCGCAAAAAACAGAAGAGCAGAAACAACAGGATCAGGAATACAATTACGGATTTTAGGAGGACGCCATGAGTTATCAGGACATGCTGAACAACTTCCCGAAACCGGAAATCCTGAACACCTATCAGTGCGAAGGGTGCGGGCAGGATGTGCAAGTAACGGAAATGCCGATTGCCGGCGGACCGGACAAAGGAAAAGTTGAAAAATTCTACCTTGGCTGCAAGTGCGGGGATATCATCCTGGCGGAACAGGCTGTCGAGAAAGACAGGCAAGCCCGCACACGGCACATGCTTCGCTTGTTTGATCAGAACTCACTGGTCAATGAATCGCTGAAAAAAGCGACATTCGAGAATTACAATCCGCCATCACAGGAACTCGCATTCGCGAAAGATCAACTGAAGATGTTCGCAGACAATTTCTCGGCTGTGGAACCGCACAGTTTCATGCTGAAAGGTACGTTCGGAACAGGCAAAAGTCATTTGTCCTACGCCACGGCGAAGACATTACTGGCAAGCGGTCACTCCGCATTATTCCTGTCGGTGCCAAAACTGCTGACGAAAATCAAGGATACCTACAACAGCAAATCAACTTTTTCGGAAGCGGATTTGCTGGAATTGGTCGGCATGGTGGATCTGATGGTGCTGGATGACCTTGGCGCAGAGTATACCAATGCCCGAAACACGGCCGACAACTGGGTTTGGTCCAAACTGTTCGAAGTCGTGGATAGCCGGTCCGGTAAATCTACGATCTACACGACAAACCTCTCCAGTACTGAACTGGAAACGAAGGTTGGCACACGAAATTTCAGCCGAATCATGGATAGCGCAGAAATTATTTTGATGAACGGCAAAGACTATCGCCGAAAGGCATTTTAGGAGGCAGAACGATGCACGAAATGATTGCACGCACAATGGATCACCTGATTTTGATTGCCGGTGCTTGGGAAAAATCAGGGCAGACAGACAAGGGGCTGGAGCGCCAGTTCAACGCCAAGCTGAACGAACTGCAAGGCATGACACAACTGAGTCACGAGAACTCGGTTCGGCTGCTGGTCCGTTATATGGCAGGGGAGGCAGTCGCATGAGCGAGAAACAGTACTTTTTCGACGCCGGTGAAAAACGCCGCCGGTCATGGGTAGCCGAACTGAAACAGCTTGGTATCACGCACACGTTCCATGGTGAACCAATCGAGAAAGCGACGTATTCGGAAGCATTGAGTCTGCTCAGCATCGAGCGGGCGAAACAGTCGTAGGAGGTGCAGCATGAAGGTCACAGTAAACGAACAGACACAGCGTTTTTATCTGGCGTTCGAGAAATGGGAACCGGCCGTCGGACATGAAATCAAGGTCGGTAAATATCAATTTTGCGCAATCCCGTCAGGCAGCCATATCAATATCTCCGACGTATCGTCCGGCGTGAAAGTATTCGATATTCCGATGAATTTGGAAGTCATGATGCAGACAGGAACAAAAGAAGGCACGATTCAATTTCTGGGAAAAGTGGGAAACGGACTTGTTCGGCTAATCAAGAGCACACCGGACTTTGATAAGCAGCTGGTGAAAATGAAAAAAGTGGCTGTTGATCGCTTAGGCGAAAAACCGTTTGTCGAAGATATTGACACGGACTGGATTTTCGAGCCTGAAAGTGACGTTGTGAATTAATTTTGAGGCACAGATGAAGCGGAAGGAGCGGAAAAATGAACCTGAAAAAACTGTACGAGAAGCAAGCGGAACTGGATGCAGAGATCGAAAAACAGCATCCTAACCAAAACGGTGAAGACCGGGAGTCGATGGATTTCTTGGCTCTGTACGCAGAACTCGGAGAGCTGCTGAATGAATGGCGGGGGTTCAAGTATTGGAGTGATGATCGGGGGCCGAGAATCTTAAAGAAAACTCCTGATATGAAGACCTTTGACGAAACAGAAGGAAGGGTTGCAGATTGGATTGTCACTAACCCACTCCTCGAAGAATACGCTGATTGTCTTCACGCCATACTGACGCTCGGCAATCGTTTTGGAGTAGCAGATTTCGAGGTGCCGGAACTGCTGGCACAGGAGTACGACACTGCCTCTATCGTGGCGAAGTTTCTGGACCTGTTTTATTTCGTCGGAGAGATCGAAGCCCATCCTTTCGAGAGTGAGCGGCAGAAGTGGTACCGGGAGCTGATCGTCAACTTCGTCGAGTTGGGCAAAATGCTCAGCTTTACCTGGGAGGAAGTAGAGGCAGCGTACCTCCAGAAAAATAAAGCGAATCACGATCGGCAGGCGAACGGATATTGAGCCCGGAAGAACGTGAAGGAATGATTCTTACCCTCTCGGTTATGACTTTCAAAGATCCCGAGTATTTCGATGACATGGATGACCGACGACTTTGCGAAGAGTACGACAAGCTGATGAAGATGAACGGGGGATGAATTTGCAGAAACGCAGAACCGGAACACGGGCCCGCACCAAGCGGGTTCCCCGTAAGTTCCAGGCGACGAAGGTGACGTTCGATGGGCGGGAATTCGATTCCAAAACTGAGCTGGCGTACTACCTGCATCTTCGGCTGCTTCCCGAAGTGGAACAAATCGAGTTGCAGCCGCAGTTCCAGATTCTTTCACCTTATGAAGTGGAGTGCAAACGCTGTAGGGGAAACCGGCAAGTGCTGAATCGAAAGACCGGCAATCTGAATCAATGCAGCTTATGCAAGGGTAAGGGTAAGCGAGAGAAGGCGGGGATGACATATACGGCTGATTTCCGGGTTACATACACTGACGGATACACGGAGGTCATTGATGTGAAAGGATTCAGTTCTTCCCGGGACTTTCCGGTGCGTCGGCGGCTGTTTGAAAAAATGACCGGCATGGAACTGATCATCGTGGAACGAAAAGGGAAGGAATGGCTTAGAAAATGACAGCTCCAAAAGTGAAGAAAAAAGAACCGGAAATTATCCGGTTCAGTCCAAAATATTCTTGATCAGCTCGACAATGAGTTCCTTCGAATTTGGGCTTTCTGCCCGTTGTTCTGCTGAAGGGATTTGCCGCTCGCCTGTAGCCACGGATTCTACAAAATGAATGCGGAAATTACCAACAGTGCTATAGCAGACCAAATAATCTTCTCCCTTATATGGGTAAATCGCGAATTCTGCTTTCATATTGTACTGCCAAAACGATGACATGATTTATCCTCCACTGAAATATTTTAAAGATTCATTATAACATTTCCGGAAGGTTGTGAATCCTTTGGATGAAAGGAAGTACGAAGAAGTCCTCGCTGCTATACCGAGATGGGAACCTTCCAGAGAGCAAAGGGTATTCGGCGTTTCAGCCATTCAGACCATCATCGGTGGAACATTTATGCAGGCGCATCAGATCCGGAAGCGGCTCGAGCGGGAAGGGAAGCTGCCTGAACAAACGTGGTGAATCAGGATATCTCAAAAGGTCATATCGCTGTATCCAAGTAATGTAAATGACCTTTTGAATATTTCTTGTTAGAAGGTAGATGTATAAAGAAGGTTCGGAAATAGTTAATGCTGATTTAACGTTTCCCAGACACCAGTGTCGTAGGGATACCTACACAGCCGGTTCAGAGACCGTCGAAACAAACTGATGAGAGAGGAGGAGTCATTAATGGAAAGACGGGATTATGAAGTTGATTGGAGTTCCAACGGCTTAGATTTCAGATATAGCGGTACTGAAACGGTTTTTGCCACGAACAAAGAAGATGCAAAGGAAAGAGCAATTCAAGCAGTTTCACGAAAAATGGTAATGGCAAGAGGGCTGATTGTAATTGGAACGGTTGTAGAAATTTAATCAATCATTCAACCCTATGTCCAAAAAGAAAGGAGCTCCACATGGCGAAAATCGCCTATCGGAAAATCAAAGTCGGTAACAGCCACATTGAACTCCCTTACTGCAACCGGTGCGGCAAAGCGGTTTATGATCAAGACCAGGTGTACTGCTGCTGGTGTGGCAGCAAATTCGTGAAGCAGGCAGCAAAATGATACCCCGGCCAGAGCTGGGGTATTCTTCTAGTTATAGACTAGGCAAAAAGACAGACGAGAACAGAGAAAGGGGTCATACGGTGCGCTTAATGGAACTTAAGATCAACGAGACAAATGTCATAGAATTGGATATAATGGAATTACCGGACAGTTGTGTGGTGGTCATCAACGACGGCAAGGTGAAACTTGCCGAACTTCCTCCGCATGCAGAGACGAAGATCATTACGCATAAAGGCAGAGTGACCCGTGTGAAGTGGGATGAGGGGGAAGAGTTTTGAGCGATGAAGAAGTGAAAATTGTTAGGTTAAATCTTCACTTGAAATATATAATTACTATTTTTGTGTTGGTTGGTTGTACCATAGGCGGATTAGCCTTATATGATCAAGAGGTTGCTATCAAAGGGCTTTCTGCTGCCGGATTGCTGACTTCCATTGTATTAGCAGTAGTGGCAATATTAATAACTCTTTGGGATGTAGCTGGCCAAAAAAATAATATACAAGATATGAAAAGTAGTGTAGAAGAACTTAAAGAAGTAACTGCTGAAATTAAATCATTTGTAGAACAAATTGATACACAAAATAGAGAAACGATTGAAGATGTTATTGTGTTATTCGAAAATTTTCAAGCAGACAGTAAAGGATACGTCCAAAAACTCATCGAAGCTACGGAAAAGCTAGGTGATTTACAAGGGACCGATAAATCTGAAGCTGAAATTCAATCAATTAAAAAGGAATTATCCTCTATTCAAGAAGATTTAAGTTTGGCTTATAATAATTTTGAAAAACCTTCTGATCTTATTTCTATCGCTAGAAGACATTCAGATCTTTTAAACTCATCGTCCAGTAATTTGCTGGTTGGAAAAAGCAATGAAGAAATAGAAATGATTAGAAAAGCATTAAAAAACATAAAATATTACAATTTGAATTTTAAACCTCTTAAAGAAGAGGATGAAAACGATTAAGAGACCATATATATGTCCGCACCAGCCAACTGGAGGACACATGACAGCATAATTGCTGTTTTGTGTCCTCTTTTTTTATTTTTCTAAAGGGGGAGCGTTATGGGGAATCTGCAAGAGGAACTGATCAGAATCGGCCTCGCCAAAAAAGAGAAATCGCCGCCCAAAAAAGAGAAGCGGCCAAAGAACAAGCTCAGTCAGCGGGACTTGGAAGAATTGATGGGTGTTCGAAAGCCGAGATTTTCCCGGCACAAGGGCGGAGCTTATAGACAGAAATAAAAAACAGGGGGAAGGTAAATGGAGAACTGGGCGGACGAGCTGATTGCACAATACCGGAAACATCAAAACGAGTTGCGGCGGCAAGTCCGCAGGTTGGATCCAGATGATCTTGCCGATCAGCAGATTATCTCAAGCAAGAACAGCATGACCCGGGACATGGAATTTGTACTGGGATGGCTGGAAACTGGCAGACAGCCGGGTAATTACCGAGGAGCTGACAAACGGGGAGTTTACCAAAAATCATATGGAAATCTGGATTTCATTCCCGACATCGTAGAGCAGTTGGAGGATGGCCCGAAGCTGTTGTATATGACCGCCGAAGAAAAAATGATCATGCAAGATATTTTCAAATCCTTGTCCCACCGGGAAAAGCACTGCTATATTCTCCATGTCGCTAAAGGCATCAGCATGGGGGAAATTGCAAAGGGACTTTGTGTCAGTAAAGCCACCGTTCAAACGCACATTGAGCGGGCGAAAAAGAAAGTGAAGGACCGGGTGAAATTATAATTCTTTGTCATACGCTTGTCATACGGTCCCCCTATTAATGAAGGGGAGAAAAAAAGAGGGGATGCGTGCAAGGCGCAAATCTCCTCACTCAACCCCACAAAATATGGGTGCCTTATTCATACCTGCATGGCTTATCCGATACATAAGATGTAGCGAAGGAGGTAAGTATGGTGGAGGTTGATTTCAGTCCAATGGAACCGATCATGAACGAGTTGCTGCTGAACCTACTGATCGTTTTGGGAATCCCGTTCCTCTTAGCAATGATAGTTGGATGGGGCTTACGAAAATTAAGAATACCAGGTTCAATCGTAGCACCGGCGGCATCTTTGTTGTTGGTTTACCTGGTCTTTTATATGTTCCGGTTTAATACATTTGAGTAAAGGCGCAGGCATCTCAGTTGAGGTGCTTTTTACTATGTCTGAAGAAGCGAATAGCGTGGGAGAGGTGATAAGAGGTGCCAAGGCCAAAGAAAATCACGAAGGCGGTACTCCGGGAATTAGAAGACGGATTCTTGAAAGGATTGAGTGATCGGGAAGCTTGTCTTTACGCAGGTATTGCGCCTTCAACGCTCTACGAATACTGCAAAGATAAACCTGAGTTTTCGGAGCGAAAAGAGCTCTTAAAAGAACAGGTGAAAATGCGGGCAAAACTCAATGTAGCAAATCTCATCGAACGGAGAGATATTGACTTATCACTCTGGTATTTAGAGCGGAAAGCCAAAGATGAATTCAGCAAAAAGCAGGAAGTTGAACACAGCGGGGGCATTGAAAACAAGCTGGATCTTTCCGGACTATCCGTTGAGGAGTTGAGGAAGCTTGCCAACTCTGACAGCGAATCAACGTAAGGAGCTTGCACGGCAGGCGCAGGCAGAACTCGCTCGTCGCTCTTTCCGGGACTATGTTGAGTACGTGCATCGCGGCAATTACAGGCATTTTCGGCATACGGAATACATCGCGGGTGAACTGGAGCCGGTCGCAAATGGGGAACAGCGCTATATCATGATTGAGATGCCGCCACGGCACGGGAAAAGTATGACGGTTTCCGAAAGCTTCCCGAGTTATTACCTGGCGAAGAATCCGGAAAAGCGGGTCATCACCGCTTCCTACTCTGATGGGCTCGCTCGAAAGTTCGGCCGATTGAACCGGGCGAAGCTGGAGGAATACGGTCCGGAACTTTTCGATGTGCAGCTGTCGGACGTAAATGCTTCCCAAAACAACTGGGATATCGCCAGGATGAATGGCGGAATGATTTCGACCGGTATCGGTGGATCCATTACCGGACAGGGCGCTGATCTGCTGATTATCGATGACCCGTTTAAGAATGCGGAAGCGGCCAACTCATCCACCATCCGCGATAAGGTCTGGGACGAGTGGGAATCGACATTATCCACCCGTCTTCATAAAGGCGCCTCTGTGATTGTCATCATGACACGGTGGCATGAGGATGACCTGATCGGCCGGTTGCTTGAGCGTTCGCCAAGAGATTGGAAGCGGATCCGGATGCCGGCGATTTCAGAGGATAAAGATGATCTGCTTGGTCGGGAGATTGGAGAGCCCCTCTGTGCTGAACTCGGATTCGACGAACAATGGGCAGAAGAAAAGAAATCGGAAGTCGGCTCCCGTACTTGGTCCGCACTTTATCAGCAGCGGCCTTCGCCAGCCGGCGGGGCTATTTTTCAGCGGCAGTGGTGGCGGTTTTATGTGCCTGACGAGCCGACTCGTTCACGACTTGCCAATCCGGAAGGGGTTGTCGTTCTTCCGCGGATCATCGAAAAGCAGATCCAGTCTTGGGATTGCACGTTCAAGGACAGTAAAACTTCAGATTTTGTAGTCGGACAGGTATGGGGCAGCAGAGATGCCGCTTTTTATCTGCTCGACCAGTTTAGGAATCGAATGAATCTGCCGGAGACGATGAAAGCCATCCGGAACATGACGGCCAAGTGGCCGGAAGCGAAAGCCAAGTACATTGAGGACAAGGCAAACGGGCCTGCCGTCATTCAGATGCTCGAAAAGGAAATCACCGGACTCATTCCGGTGAATCCGGAAGGCGGGAAGGAAGCACGGGCAAACGCCGTAGCTCCGCTGATGGAAGCCGGAAACGTATATCTCCCGCATCCATCCATTGCGCCGTGGGTGAATGATCTCATCGAGGAATTCACATCATTCCCAAATGGCAAAAACGATGACCAAGTGGACAGCGGCACTCAGGCACTCATTAAGCTACAGGTGAAGAAAAGCAATCCGCTTGATCGGTATAAAAAAATGTATGGCAGGAGGTGATGGGATTTGACGACAACCATCGAACGTGCAAAGCAGTTTCGAAATGACTTTATGCAAGGGAATGGAAAGGGCGGTGAACGGGACGCGCTCGTCCGGCAGAATCCAGGCAATCGCCGGAAGCTGTCGAAGGATCAGCTGAAATCACTCTACGCCAGCAACATTATTGTTCAGAACATCATCAACATCCCCGCTGAGGATATGACGCGCAGCTGGTTCACCTTGAAGATGAAGGATGAAAAACTCCGGGATGCCATCATGCAGAAGCTGCGGGACCTGAAAGCAAAAGAGGCGTTCAAAGACATGCGCCGCTTCGAGCGGCTGTCCGGTGACGGGCTGATCAGTCTTGGCGTCAAGCAATCAACGAGCTTCACCTTGGATAAACCAATCGAACCGGAAAAACTGATGAAGCTGGAATATATCCACGCGTTCAGCGGTTTCAAGGTGGAGAACATGGTTTCGAATAACAATGTATTTTCTCCTGACTACGGCAGCGTCGAACAGTTCGAGCTGCCGAAAATCAACGGAAGCGACAAAAAGAACTTGGTCCACGCCAGCCGGATTCTGCACGATCAGACGCGGCGGCTGGAGGACGAGAAGCAGGGGCAGCCGCTTCTGGAACCGCTGTTCGACATTATCACGGTCATGGATACATCGCTCTGGAGCGTCGGTCAAATCCTTTATGATTTCACGTTCAAGACTTACAGCAGCAAAGACATCGAGGATATGAAGCCGGAAGAACGCCGGGAGCTCGGAACGCTGATGGATTTCATGTTCCGCACAGAGGCGTTGGCGATCATCGGGGAAGGCGAGAAACTGGAGAAGCAGACGACGAACGCAGGCGGCATTAAGGAGCTGCTCGATTACGGATGGGACATGCTGGCCGGTGGCGCCCGGATGCCGAAGACGGTCATTAAAGGACAGGAAGCGGGCACCATTGCCGGAGCCCAATACGATGTCATGAATTACTATTCGCGGATTGCGGCCATGCAGGAAAATGAAATGAAGCCACTTATCGAAAAGCTCATCCGCATGCTGCTGTGGTGCTCCGATGAATTGGGCGGGCGCGTTGATCCTGCCTCCGTTGAATGGGAAGTAAAATTCAATCCGCTGTGGGAAGTGGACGGGAAAACGGATGCAGAAATCCGGAAGTTGGTGGCGGAGACCGATGATCTGTATATTACAAACGGCGTACTGACCACGGATGAAGTGAGAGAGGCCCGTTTTGGTCGCTTCGGACTGGAGCAGACGTTGGCGTTCAGCGGTGATGAAGCCGATTACGAAAAGATGGCCGCAGAAGTCTATGCCAAGCGCAAGGAGAGCCTACAGAATGGCTAGAAAAGTGCCGCCTACTCGTTTTCCGTATGCTCCGAGTGTCAACTATTCGAAAGCGATTAAACGGCTGGTCAATGAACTGGGGAGCGAGACGCTGAAAACGTTTGATGAGCAGCTCAAACCACAGCTGAAAGCGTACAAGCGAAAGGACAGCCTCAATTATATCGAGGATAGCTTCCTCAGTTTGATCCAGCGAGCGTTCGCTTTTATCGCATCTGCTGCCCATCGGATTTTCAGCCCGTCGAAGGTCGTCACTATCGCGACCGATAATCTGAGTCTCATCAACAAAATGAATCTGAAAAACATGAAAGCACAGGGTCGGGTAGCAGGTGTTGAACCCGTAGATGCCGACGGTAAACTGGCTGATTTCATGGAGCTATCCATTCAGCAGAACGTGAGTTATATCACGAAAATAAAAGATGATTTCCTTGTGGACATCGAGCGCATTGTTTTAAATGGCGTGAAGAAAGGCTCGAGCATGAAAGGAATCCGGGAACAGTTGGTTCAGCAGATCGGTTTTTCTAGAACACGTGCCGAGTTCATTGCAGTTGATCAGATGGGATCCATATTCGGCCAACTGACCGCGAAACGGCATCAAAGCATGGGTGTAAAAGAATTCATTTGGCGAGATTCGGATGATGAACGGGTGCGGAAGACACACGAGAATTTGGATGGTAAGACGTTCTCTTACGCGAATCCGCCGACTGTTGGAAAGCGGAAGGTACTGCCGGGTGAAGATTACCGCTGCCGTTGTGTGGCGGATCCAGTTTTCGAATAGAGGTGGATGAGGATGGCGAGATATCGAAAGAAACCGGTCGTGATTGAAGCTGTCGAGTGGACAGGTGCGAATCATTTGATAACAGATACCTTCATGAAAGCTTGTGAAGGAGCTTATATTGATTATGATCGCTACCAGTTAGGTGAAGTTGTCGTACCCACGCTCGAAGGCGAAATGCGAGCAAGAGTAGGCGACTACATCATTAAGGGTGTCCAAGGTGAATTTTACCCATGCAAACCGGAAATCTTTGAAGCTACTTATGAAAAATTGGATGAAGGAAAAACAGAGAAGTGCTTCCGGAACGGATAGCGTTTTTTTTCGTGCCTTAAAGGGGGTGAGAAAGTGTGAAGGTACAGAGATATGACAAAGTGATGATTCTGGACTATCAGGAAACATCCGAAGGTTATTTGACGGTGGATACGCCAATTACCCGGCCCGGCGTCTTCCCGTACCAGCGGCAGGATGGAACCATTCAGATGGAGGCCAAGCTGCCGGATGATGTATTCAGTGACCTGACAATCCGCTCCGCTCGCTCCAAAGCGGTGACGGACGGGCATCCGAATGAACCGGTCACATTGGCCAATCATATGCAGTATGCAAAAGGGTTGAGCCACACGGACAGCCGGGTGGAAAACGGAATGCTGTTCGTTTCGTTGACGGTCACGGATGCCGGCTTGATTGACAAGATCCGGAACGGAGATCAGCGGGAAATCAGCATCGGTTTCCTGTCGGATGTCGTGTCCGAAGGCGGCACTTACCGTGGTGACCAGTACGAATACGTGCAGCGCAACATCGACATTAATCACATTGCCATCGTCGAGCAGGGCCGTGCCGGTCCTGATGTATCCATCCGGAATGACAGCTCGGCATGGCAAATCGAAACCAAAAATGAAGGAGGCAGCAAGATGCCAACATACAAAATTGACGGCAAGGATTATGAAGTGGATCCGGTCGTGAAAGCACGATTGGATGCACTCGAAGCGCAGAAGGATTCAGCGGAAAACAAAGCCAAGGATTACGACAAACTTCAAGGCCGGTACGATTCCCTCGAATCGGATTACAATCAGGCAAAAGCGGACCTTGAGGAAGCGAAGAAATCGAATCTGTCTGAAGACGAACTGGACAAGAAGGTGCAGGGGCGCGTCGAGCTCGTTTCCGGCGCAAAAGCGTTTCTTGGAGATGAATTCGATTTCTCCGGCAAGAAAGAGCGTGAAATCAAGGAAGCGGTCATTCAGAAAGTGAAACCGGATTTCAAGGGTGACGGCAAGTCGGATGAGTACATTAATGCGTTTTATGATGCAACGGTCGAACGCTCGAAGCAAGACGGGTTCTCGTCCACCGGCGACAATCATTTGCATACCGGTGATTACAAAGGTGATGGAAACCTGGAAGAAAAGCGGAAGCAGCGCCTGAACCTGCGGGATTCCAAATAAGAGAGGGAGGAACAAGAAATGCCGATTACAAGCTACGAAAAATATATGTCTGAAGCAAGCTCAAAAGGAAAGTTGGCAAATTACCAGCCGTATAGCGCCATCACGAAAGGCGCAGCTGCTGCCATTGCATTTGGTGTCGCGGTGCAGCTGGGCGCAGATCAGGAAACGGTTGTGCCATTCGCTGGAGGGGCGCCTGCCGGTATTTCCCTCGCGCAGGAGCCACATGATTGGGTGAATAACGCCGCTGATCAGAACTATCCAGTGAACTCGCCGGTGGCCGTTGTCACGAAGGGAGTCATCTGGGTTGAAGTTATCGAAGATGTTCTTGCGGGTGATACACCGGTTGTTGACAATGCGACAGGGAACTTCCGTCCAAATACGACAGCCATCACAACAGTCACAGCACTGCCGGGGGCGCGGTTCCATTCTGCAGCTGCTGCCGGTGGACTGGCCCAACTTGAAATCAATCTACCCTAATAAATGAGGAGTGAAGTGAAAATGGCAACAATGCGCGAAGATGCTCTGATCCGTCCACAGGATCTGAATGCAATCGACAATACAATCTACGAAACACACCGCGAGGAACTCAAGGCTCGCTCGATTTTCAACGTGAAGACCGATGTCCCGGCTGGTGCAGAGACTTATTCCTATGACGTCATCAAACGCTCGGGTGCGGCTAAGATTCTGGCGCCTGGTGCGGATGATATCCCACTCGTTGACGCAGATATGGAGCGGCATACAGAGACAATTTATTCAATTGCTTCCGCGTTCCGTTATTCCGTTCAGGAATTGCGTCAGGCGCAGATGAGCGGTACGCCGATCGAAACAATGAAAGCGGCCACGGCTCGCCGGGCGATTGCCGAGAAAGAAAACAAGCTTGTCTGGAAAGGGGACGCAAAACACGGCATCCTCGGTGTGGCAAATGCGGAGGGCATTCAGGCGATGGCGCTCGATACCAACGCTGCTGACACTTCGACCAACTGGGCGGATAAGACCGGCCGGGAAATCGTTGCGGATCTTCGAAAGGCTCGTTCAGCAGTCAACCGACTTCCTGGCCACCAGGCAGATACACTCGTCGTGACGCCGGATGCAATGGAAGAGCTGGAGAAAGAGTATAACGAATACACAAATCAGACTGTGTTGCAGTATCTGAAAAGCCAGAACTGGTTTTCTCGCATTGATTCCACTTCCGACTTGGAAGGAATGGGCGACGCAGGCACTAACTGTTTCCTCGTTCTCGACAGTTCGCCAACTGTGGTTGAAGTGCTTGTTTCGATGGACATTACCCGCCATCCGCAGGAATACAAATTCCCGAACTACAAGATTCCGCTTGAAGAACGTACAGGCGGCGCAATCGTCCGTTATCCAATGGCCATTGTGAGAGGAGACGGTGTCTGATGCTTATTCATAACAAAGGCAATTACGTCCGTCACGCAGCCGGTGTCATGTTGGTGCCAGGAACCAATAACGTGAGCGAGAAGGACTGGAAGAAGTTCAGCTCCAATCCGATCATGAAAGAAGTTATCGAGAGTGGGGAAGTTGTTGCACATGAAAAGGCTAAGAGCACACAGGACTTTAATGTTGATGGCGCAGTTGAGCTCGTGAAAGACACCGTAGACGTCGATTTGCTTCGGCAGTGGCAGGAAGCGGATGACCGTAAAACGGTTCAGGAAGCGATTGCTGACAAACTGGCTGAGCTGCAGGGCGAAACTGGCGACGACGAGTAAGGAGCTGATTTGATTGGAGCCGTTGACAACAGCAGTCAAAATAAAATCAATTGCCAATCATCTAAAGTCGTTACCGGACACCGATCTTGCTGTCTATATTGAGGATGCCTCGCTTGAGGTGTCCTCTTCTTCCGTTCCGGAAGCATATCGGGAACGGGCGGTCCGGTACTTGGCGGCGCATCTGGCTTCGCTCAACGTGCGCCAGGTACAGCAGCAGAAAGTTGCGGACATGTCGCAGACGTATCAGGACGGCTCGGAATCAAACAAAGGACTCGACGCAACAGCTTATGGTCAGGAATATGCGCGGTTGCTGAAGCGGTTTGCGGTTCGTCCATCGCTGAATCTGACGGTGCTGTGATGCAGAAGACGCAGATGAAAATCACCGTACAGGAAGACAACCTGGCGCAACTGCAGCAGGTCATTGATGATCTGGACAAAATGTATATCGAAATCGGCATTTTCGGCGAGGATGATGAGTTCTACACCATGATTGCCGGTGTTCATGAATTCGGCATGACGATCAAGGCAAAAGGCAGCGCCTTGACCATCCCGACAGAACATGCGAAAGGCAGAAGTGCCGGTGAGATTCCCGGGCTGTTCCGGCCAAAGGGGAAAGATTATCTTGCTGTGAGTGAGGATGGCGAACTGAAAATCATGTTTTTCCTCCGGAAGAGCGTCAAAATTCCGGAGCGTTCGTTCATCCGTTCGACATTCGATGAAGAAGAGAAAAACTGGACGGCATTTCTGGAAGAACGTTTGGACCGCGTGCTGCAGTTTGAAATGTCGGTCGAGCAGATGTTCGAGCAAATGGGCGCGAAAGCGGTCGCGGATATCCAGCGAAAAATGACAAGCCTGAGAAGTCCAGCCAATGCTGATATCACGGTCAAAAACAAAGGCTCGTCCAATCCGCTGATTGACACAGGCGGCATGCGGCAACGGGTGACGTGGAAAGTGAGGAAACGGTAATGGAATTTGACTTTAGCAGCTTATTCGCTGAATATAACCGACCGTTTCAGCTGATCCCTCGCACACCGAGCGACCGTGACTATTCAAGGGGCGGCCAAACGGTAAAAGGAACTGAGCTTCCAGCGAAGGACATGCAGGGAATTGTGGTTCCGCTCGGGAATGATGACCTGCGGTTCGACACAGCCGGCACGTATACCCGACAGGACCGAAAGATTTATCTGCAAGAACCGAAAACGCTTGCGGAAAATGATGTCGTGACTGTGGACAGCCTAAGTTACCGGATTACCGGTGACAAGCCGTATGGGCATTACGCCGGTTTCAATGTCTATTACGCGAAACGGACGAGCATGGGAGATGGTGGCCGATGATCAGTGTGAGTATCCGGAATGCGCTCGTCCAAGCGCTCTACAATCACCTGCAGATTCCAATCATACCGGACGATGACGATGGGGAAATTCCGGAGCGCCCTTATGTGTTGTATTCCGTCATTCGGGACAACGGGAAGAACGGGCACGACAGCATTACCCACGGGGAGACAGCTGCCGGTTTCGTCAAAACCTACGCGAATCAGAAGGAAGCCACCTATTCATTCACCGCTCATTCTGAGAACCGGGATGAAGCACTGGATTACTGCTATGGATTGATTGAGTATTTCGAGCGGACCGGTCGCACCCTGCTGGCAGATCACGGGATAGCGGTGATTGAAGTTTCATCCACTCAAAACCGCAGTGTTTTGCTCGGAGATCATTACGAGAGACGCCACGGAATCGACGTCCGGATCCGCTATGTGGACAGCTCCAAGTATCAGGAAGAACCAATGGATGAAATCAATATTTAATACAGGAGGTATGACAAATGCCATTGAGTGACGTAACCGTACGCATCACCACGAACCGACCAGCAGGAACTGTCGGATTCGGAAAACCATTAATTGTCGGTGAACTGGCGGGAGGATTCCCTTACACGGAGTACAGTGACCTGCAGACATTAGCCGCAGATTTCAATGACACAACAGAAGTTTATGCAAAGGCAGAAGCATTGCTCGCGCAGGAGAACCGGCCGGAGAAATTCGCAGTCGCTGCATTCGACCCGGCATCCACCGTGGCCGGAGCCATCACGACAGCCGCCGATCTGGTTGAAAGCTTGCTTTCGAAAGACTGGTATTTCCTTATTGTAACGGAGGATGATCTGATCGATTTGGCCGACATCGCAGCAGTCGTGGAAGGATCGAATGCGACAGGCGTACCGAAACTCTTTTCCGCACAGGTGGCTGCAGCTGCAGATCTTGCTGGGCTTGGAACGGGTGACCGGACATTCGTGGCGGTCCATCCGGATGCCGAACATATCGACGCGGCCATTGTTGGCGCAGTCGGATCCCGCGAAGTCGGTTCTGTTACTTGGCAGGGCAAGACGCTCGTCGGCATCACGTCGCAGGATCTGTCGCCTGCAGAAGTGACGGCTATCGAGGACGCAAATGGCTATGCTTATGTGACGAAGGCAGGCGATGACGTGACATCGGAAGGCAAGGTGCTCTCAGGTGAATATATCGACGTAATGCACGGCAAGGACTGGGTGAAAGCGAACATCGAGCACACAGTCCAGAAAATCAAGAACCAGGCCGGCAAAATTCCGTATACAGACGGCGGTATTGCCACACTGGAAGCGGGCGTCCTGTCTGTTCTGAAGCGCGGATTTAACCAAGGCATTATCGCCGGCGATGAAGCGAATAACCCGTTGTTCCAGACCAATTTCAAGAGCCGTGCTGAAACATCGGAAGAAGATCGCGCGCTCCGCCGCTATACAGGCGGGGCTTTCAGTTTTGAATTAGCAGGAGCCATCCACGAAGCGGAAATCACCGGCTCCATCAGCTACTAATCAAGGAGGGATAACGAATGCCAGTAGGTGTATATGATTCTAGTAAGGTCATTGTCACAGTCGATAACATGCACATCACCGGTCTTGCGGATGGCACATTCATTTCATTCGAAGCGGCCGAAGACGGGTTCTCATACTCGGTCGGCGCAGCTCCGGGAGATGTCGTCGTATCGGAAACGAATGACGAGACGCGCACGGCCACACTCGTGCTACAGCAGACGAGCCCATATGTTTCGTACTTGGATAACATCGCCAAGTCGAAGCGCTTGGTGCCGGTCTATTGCATGAACACGAATGAGCCGAAAGAGAAGTCCGGCGGTACCATGTGCCGGATTCAGCGGCCGGCAGCGCGAAGCTATGGTAAGGAAGCGGCCAATCGGGAATATTCCATCGTCGTGTTCGACTACACTGAAGAGTGAGTCGAATGAAATCACATAACCAAAATCAGAGCAGAATCACGAAGCAGTCCAACCGGGCTGCTTCTTTGCATTTAAAACTTATATCGGAGGTACAGAAAATGCCAAAACTAGGATCCAAGAAAGTTGTCGAAGTTGAAGGAACAGAATTTACGCTGCAGCACCCGGGAACTCGGGCATATACCCAGATCCAAGACCGGATTCAGCGCGAAGGCGGTATGATGTCTTCTGAAAAATTGTCGGAAGAAATTTTCAAGCACGTCATCGTGGAACCAAAAGTGGACTTTGAGTACTTCGACGAAAACGATGGATACGAAGAGGTCATTACAGAAGCCATGAACTTTCTTAGGACTGGAAAGTAACGGGGAAGATCCGTCCTGGTACAAAGCGAAAGTGAAGAAGGACTGGGTGTTCTGGCGGCCAATCGTCGCCAAGGTGCTCACCTATTCCGAAGCGATAGAAATGAGCCAGCACCAGCTGCTCGAAGTGAATGCGGCCATTGATCTGCAGATTGAAAAAGATAACGCGGCAAATCGCTAAACGGCAACAAAAATACATAACAGAAGGGAGGGGAAAACCATTACTTTACGAGATTTGGCGGTCGGCATAGCGGCCAATCCGTCTCCCCTGCAGGATGTTGTGAAGCAGATGGGCAATTTGGGCGGGGCGACCAGCGAAGCCCAAAAAGAAATGAACAAGATGAGCAAGACCATCGACATGACGAACCGGGGCATGATCAAGGAGTCCCAAGCGTTTAATAAGCAGATGAATCAGCAGAGCGCTGTCATTCGCCAGTTGGCCAAGCAGACTGGCACAAGTGCCCAACGGATGGCCGCCGATTGGCAGGACATGAGTACAGATATGCGGAAATCGCTCATCAAAAACAACAACGAGATGCGGAAATACCGCTCGGAAATTCTGGAAGTCGAGAACAGCATGCAGAAGCTCGGTTCACAGATGGGCCATTACACGGGCACGACCAATGAATTCATGGATGAAATCGGCAAGCTCGGAAAAGCGCATAAGAAAGCGACCGATCAAATGATCAATAATAACGTCGGCATGCGCCGCGGATTAGTTCAGACGGTCGCAACACTGAGCGCCATGAGCGGGCAGAGCGAGAAGATCAGCAAGAACTATGATCAGATGGGCAATGCCATTTATCGGGTCAACAATCCGTTGCTGAAAGTGACCGGCGGCTTTGAGAAGATGGCGCGTGAAGGGAACGCTGCGTTTGTTGCGCTGAAACAGCTCGGACCGAACGCGAGCATGAAGGACCTGCAGGACCGGATTGCGCTTATCAATCGGGGGATCATGCGGATGCAGGCAGTGGCAGTTGTAGCTGCTGTTGCGTGGGTTGGGTTCACTGCGATTATGGCGAATGCGGCGCTTGGGCCAGATGTCCAAGAGAACCTTGCGGCGCAGGCAGAAGCATGGGCTGAATATGAGAAGGAACTGAAGAAACGGACGGATGAAATCTATAATACCTTCAGTCTTTTCGAGCAGGTAACAATTGATGCGACGAATCCGCGGCGGCTGTTTTTGAATCTGCAGCAGCAAGTGAAAGTCATGCGTGGCTGGCAGGAAAACCTAGGGAAACTTGCAGCCAAGGGATTGGATAAAGGGTTTATTCAGGAACTGCGGAAAATGGGTCCTGCAGCTGCCGGCGAAATTGCGGCACTCACGCAGATGAGCGATGAAGGATTGACGAAATACGTCGCCATGTGGAAAGAAAAACATGCGCTTGCTCGCACATCCGCAGAAACGGAATTGGAGGGTCTCCGGAAAGTAACAGACCAGAAAGTGAAAGCCCTGCAGGATTCCCTTACACCGCTCGGACTTGCATGGGAGGACTTTAAAGCGACGTGGGCCGATGCACTCGCGCCGTTTGTCGAGTTCTGGGGATTACTCGCCTCGTATGTAGTGAAAGCTGGTACGAAGATTGGTGAATTAGTCCAGAAACTGAATGACATCAGCCCATGGATCACGAAGATCGGCGGCATGTTCCTTTACCTGGTCACGACGTTCACGTTGCTGTTGTCGCCTTTGGCAATAGGCATTGGATTGTTCGGAGGAATTAAGGCTGCATTTTCGGCTGTTTTCCTGATTATTGGCCCATTAGTAACCGGCCTCGGCGCGATGATGGGGACGGTCTTACTCGTATCAGCTGCAGTCATTGGATTTGCTGCAGCTCTCTATCTCTTATGGACGCGCTCTGAAACATTCCGAAACGCAGTCATTTCCGGATGGGAAGCGATTAAGTCGAAAGCCCGTGAAGTATGGGGATTCCTCGAACCTTTTATCAATCAGGCGATCGGTGCGGTCGTTTCGTTCGGTCAGGAAAAACTCGCGCAGTTGCGGGCATTCTGGGATTCTGAAGGCCAACAAATCCTTAAGGCAGGAAAGAATGTTTGGAACTTCATCAGTGGTTTGATTAAGGGTGTGCTCAATGCCATCTGGGCGGTTATGAAATTCATTTGGCCGGCCGTGCTTGCGTTGATCAAATCCGTCTGGAAAAACATCAAAGGCGTCATCGATGGTGCGCTGGATGTCATCATGGGTCTCGTGAAAGTTTTCTCTGGGCTCTTTACAGGCGACTTCGGCAAAATGTGGGAAGGCATCAAGCAAATCTTCTTCGGCGCGATTAAATTTATCTGGAACTTCATTCAATTGCAGATGTTCGGGAAAATTCTCAGTGCCGGGAAATTGTTTTTCACTGGATTCAAAGGGATCATCACAACTCTTTGGTCTACCGCCTCGAGTCTCTTTAAGTCAGGCGTCAGCAAAGTGAAAAACTTTGCCGTCACCGGATTCACTCGAATGCGGACGCTACTCGATGATATCATGACAAAATTGAAGGACGGCATTTCCACGACCTTCGGGAAAATCGTCGACGCAGCGAAGGCCCTGCCGAAAAAAATCGGCGACGGTATCAAGGCAATGGGCGGCAAAGCATGGGACGGCATCAAGTCGTTTGGAACCAAGTTGAAGCAAGGATTTGCCCAGATCATCAACGGGGCAACCGGCGGAATCAACTGGGTGATGGGTAAACTAGGAATTGATTTTGCTATCCCGCCATGGACACCGTCGGTCAGCGGCGTAGCTATGGCACACGCCGGGCCAGGAGGGCCGCAACAATATGCCCGCGGCACGAACTTCCATCCTGGCGGCCCGGCTATCTTGGGCGACGGCGGCATGAATGAACTGTTCAGAACACCGCAGGGCTTGGTCGGGCTGTCGCCGGCGACAGATACGCTCATGAACTTGCCGAAAGGAACACAAGTGCTGTCCGGGCCGGACACGCAAAAGGTCTTCAACAACTTCTATCCGGCCTATGAGTCCGGCAACATGATCGGCGATGCTATCCGGACCGGCGCCAGCTGGCTGAAGGATAAATCGACCAGCGTTTTGGAAGGTGCGAAAAATGTCGTCGGTAAGGTGAAGGACTTCGGACTGGATGTCTGGAGCTACATCTCGAATCCGTCCAAGTTGATGAGCAAAGCGCTCGAACTGTTCGGTTTTGGTTTCCCGTCCAACATCGGCGGGGCATTCGGCGAGATGGGCCGTGGAGCACTGTCTCTCGTGAAAGAAAAAGTGATCGGTTTTGTGAAAAACAAAATCGCGAACATGCTGCCGGCCGGTGGCAATTTCGGCGGCTTCACGATGACGAGCGGTTTCGGCCCGAGACGCTCACCGGGCGGCATCGGTTCGACCATGCACCGAGGCGTTGACTTCGCCGCACCGATTGGCACGCCGATTCCGTCGCAGACCAGCGGCATCGTCAAATACGCGGGCTACCATGGCCTGCGCGGGAATTACGTCAAGGTCGGAACGGGTCCGTTCGACTATATCTACCAGCACAACAGCCGGAACCTGGTCTCTACGGGAGACACGGTCCGCAAAGGGCAGATCATCGGGCTCGTCGGTTCAACGGGGGCCAGCACAGGCCCTCACTTGCACTACGAAATCCGGAAGAACGGTCGTGCGATTAACCCGAACAGCTTTCCGGGCTTTGCAACAGGCACGAACGGCCCGCTTCAGCGCTCACAGTGGGCGTGGGTCGGTGAACGTGGCCCCGAGCTCATGCACCTGAGAAAAGGCACGGAAGTATTTAGCCATCAGGACAGCGTGGCGATGACGGCCGGCGGCTATGAACCAGCTGTTCCGGCACCTGTCGGCGGAAGCGGTCACTTCAACCCGGAAATCAACATCACCATCCAAGGCAATGCGGATGAGGGTACCGTCGACAAGATGAAACAAATGATTCGCGAAGAAATGGAAGAACAGTACGCGAAATTTAACCGCAGAATGCTCTTTAATCGGGAGGGATGAGAATGGAGCTGAATGGCAAAGCACGGCTGGAGGGCTACGAAATTCATGTAAGCAGCGAGGACTATGCCCATGACGGCGAAGTGACGAGTCACAAAACCGAAAACGGGCTGACCATGAACGATCATGTGTCGAGTGAGCCCCAAGTCGTTTCACTGTCTGGCCTTCTCGTCCGTCCCACTGAAGAGCGGGTGCAGACGCTGATCAACAAGATTCTGGACTGGAAAAAGAACGGCACGAAGCTGCAGTACGAAGGTCGGCAGATCGTGCAGAACGTGCTGATTGAAAGCTTCAAATTCGCTGCTGATAAATCCACGGCCAATGGCTACAGCTTTAGCATGACGCTGAAGCAGGTGCGGATTGCGGAAGTGGAATACACACCGCCGACCAAACCGGTTACAAATGCCGGTCAGAAACAGACGCAGAACAAGAATGAATCAGCCGTCTATCACATTGTGAAGGCCGGCGATACGTTCTGGGAATTATCCCGGCAATATGGGGTGAGTGTGCAGAAACTGCAGTCATGGAATACGTACCCGGCAAGGGCAATTCCAATCGGCGTAAAACTGAGAGTCGGGTGATACGAGATGCGATTTGAGTACTTACCAATCGAAAAAGAAAACATTCCATACCGTTTCGACATTGCATTGCCAATCGAGATTTACACGTTCGAGGTCCGATACAATGAAACGTATGATTTTTTTACAATCGATTTGTTTAAAGGCGACGAAACGCTTGTCCTTGGCGAGAAGATTGTCTACGGCGTGCCGCTTTTTCGAGACGTGTATGATCGGCGGTTCCCGGCACCGACCATCGTGCCGCTTGACGAATCCGGGAATGAACAGCACGTCACCTATAAGAATTTAGGCGAAACAGTCTTTCTGGTGGTGATGAACCGGTGAATTTGTTCGGCCGATATGCAGAAATCCATTGCGCGGGCATGACACTGACGAGTGAGGGACTGGATATTGATTTCCGCGTCCCTTTCGACAGTGATGTGGAGCCAAATGAATCTGAGCTGTCGATTTACAATCTGACGGACGATACAATCAATCGATTCAAGCAAAAAAAGAAACTGGTCTTAAATGCTGGCTATAAAGGTGACATCGGCGTTGTGCTGTCTGGCTATATTTCTAAGACGAAAACAGTCCGGCAGGGTGTCGATAAAGTGACGACGCTGTATGTCCTGGACTCACAACCGCTGGATACACAGAAGACCCTCAGTAAAGCGTACAAAAAGAACATCAAAGCTTCGCAGGTCATTGCCGATTTGCTGTCTATTCTCAATTTGGATGCGACTGTGCGACTTGCATGGGATAAGACGTATGCGAAGGGTTATACCATAGACGGGGAGATTGTCGAAGCGCTGTCTAGTTTAGCGAAAGAGTGCGGCGTCACCTTTTACATGAGCAAGGGCAAGGCGTTCGTCAGCGGGATCCACAGTGGAGAGACGAGCAAATTTACGCTGAGCGAAGAAAGCGGGCTAATCGGTACGCCAGCGCCGTTTGAAGAAGAAAGCCTTTCCGGGTACAGTGTGCAATCCCTGCTGCAGCACCGGCTATCGACCGCGAATGCTGTTACGCTGAAATCTGCTGCGGCAAACGGGAAATTTTATGTCTACCGGGGGATGCACAGTTGGACCGGCAGCCAGTTCACGACTGAACTGGATCTGATTTATTAGGAGGTGCAGCGGTGAGTGAAGACATGTCGTTTTTCCGGAAGTTTAAGCAGGATATTCTGCTTTCCATCAATACGTCCATGCCGGCGAAAGTGATCAGTTACGATAAAGCCCAGCGGGAAGCGAAGGTGCAGCCGCTGTATAAGTCAAAAGAAAAAGGCCGGGAACCGGTGACATTACCTGTATTAGAAAGCGTGCCGGTGCTCTTCCAGCGCTTTGAAGTGGATGGAGTGGAGCGGGAATACCTGCCGGTCATTCGGGCGGGGGATATCGTGCTCCTCAGTTTCTCGCAGCGCGAATTGGATGATGCGCTGACCGGTCAGCCGGCTTACCCGAGCCCGAACCGGCTTTTCCCACTAACCGGCGCGGTCATAGTAGGGGTGATTACATGAAAACATTGAAATTGGATGAAACCGGTGACCTGGCACTCGATAAAGCGGATCTGGTTTTCGTTGATGAAGTCGAAGAGGTCCGTCAGTCGCTGTATCTGGCAATGGCGACGAATAAACGGGAATGGTTCCTGCATCCGGATTTCGGGCTGGACTTTAAAGCGATCATCGGCAAGCCGACCGACAGTCAGATTCGGGCGGCAATCATTGCGACGATCAGCCAGGAAGAACGAGTGGAACTCATTGAGGATCTGCAAATCAAGCAAGATCGGCAGGCACGCAAGCTGTCGGTCTTTTTTCGTGTCCGAATCCGCGGTGGCGAAACGATTGAGGGGGAGGTGTCACTGAATGCTCGATAAATTTGGATACCGCCGAAAGACATATGATGAAATTCTAATGGAAATCGAGAACAAAGCCCGGGAGCTATTCGGAGAAAGCATCCAGCTCGGCAAAAAGTCCGTGCTTGGAATCCTCCTGATGATCATGGCGTGGTTTTTGTCCCTCGTCTGGAAGGACAATGAAGACGTCTACTATTCCGCATATGTCGGAACAGCGACAGACAAGAACCTGGACCGGCTTTTGCCGTATGGCGGAATCCGGCGGAATCCGGCGCGATACGCAATTGGAACAATCACGATCAGTGGAACGGCCGGATTCGAAGTACCAGCTGGCTTTGTCGTTGCAACTGAAGCGGATGTGTTTTTTGAAACAACAGAGAGCGTGGTGCTGGATGGAGTGGGGAACGGAACTGCGCCGATTCAGGCGCAAGTGACCGGCCGCTCCGGGAATGTAGCAACTGGCGCTATTTTGGTGATTGTAAACCCGAGCGCCAACATCCATACAGTGACGAATCCGGAGCCGACCACAGGCGGCCGGGAGCGGGAGACCGACCAGGAACTGCGGGAACGATTCGGACTGACGGTCGAAGGGCTCGGTGCCGCTACACTGCCAGCCATTCGTTCAAAGCTGCTGAAGGTGCCGGACGTCCGGGCGGCAGCTGTTATCGAAAATAACTTAGCTGTCACAGATTCAGAAGGCCGGCCGCCCCACAGCTTTCAAGCGTATGTGCTTGGAGGGGCTGACCAGGAGATTGCGGAGATCATCTTCAACTCCAAGGCAGGCGGCATCCGTCCGTTTGGTGACGTGCTGGTCCAAGTGGAGGACGATGCCGGCCATGTTCACGACGTCGCTTTTTCGCGTGCGGAAGAAATCTTGGTCCGAGTTCGTTTAAGCATCACCAAAAACACGTCATTTCCCGTAGATGGCGGCGCGCGAATTCGACAGACGCTGATCCAGTTCGTCGGCGGGGAAGATGCGGGAGGCGCGCTCTATGCCGGCTTGAATATGGGAGAAGATGTGATTTATTCGAAGCTCATTGCGCAGATTTTTAAAGTGCCAGGTATCGAAGATATCACATTGTCGCTGTCTACAGATGGGATGAATTATGCGGAAGGCAATATCGCTATTTCAAGCCGGCAGGTAGCACAGACGGCTGACGATTTCATTGAGGTGACCATCAATGTATAAAACCATTGATATTCTGAAAAAATTCACGGATGTCTTCAATAAAGATTCCAACAGCAATTTAGGAAAAATCATTCAGATTTTTTCGCAGCAGCTGCAGGACTTGGAAACGACGAATATCCGAATCAAGGAATGGCGGTTGATCGATAATGCGGAAGGCGTGGCGCTCGACCTGATCGGCGAGAACATTCAGCAGCCGCGCGGGATCGCGACGGATGAAGTTTACCGGGTTTTATTAAAATCCAAAATCGCCCGCAACCTGTCGACGAGTGACATCAATACGATCATCCGTGTGCTGTCACTGGCGTTGGACGCCGATCCGTCGACGATCCGTATTCAAGAGAAGTGGAACGACCCGACTGAGCCGGAACCGGCGGCCATCAAAGTGATTGAAGTGCCACTCGCCAAGATCAATGAATCCGGTCTGGCACCCGAGCAGTTCGTGAAGATCATCCAGAAGACCGTGGCAGCGGGTGTTAAAGTCGCATCGATCGAGCTGACCGGTACCTTTGAATTCGGCGGGTTGCCGATGGAAACGGATGCGGCAGCAGGCTTTTCCGATGTTGACGGCACAACAGGCGGTTACTTCGGTGCGGCATTCGAGCCATCAAGTGATCAAGAACTGCCGATTTAGAGAGGAGGAACTTAGATGCCATTTCAACAACCGCTAATAGGCTGGGGAGCTGTCGGAATCGAGCCACCTCAATCCTTAAAAGATGCGGGCTGGCAAGCACAACAGAAGCCGCCAGCCGAGTATTTCAACTGGACTTTCCGGCTGCTCGATCAAGCGCTGCTCGAACTGCAACAGAACGCTGTTCATTCCGAGCAGGTAGGTGTAGCGAACGGAATCGCTCGCCTGAATGCGGACGGCAAGCCAATCAATGCAGACGGTTCACTTGCCGGTGAAGTTACACAAATTGAGTTTGATGAGCATACAGACGATACCACCGTCCACATCACAGCCACTGAACGAACGGACTGGAATGCGAAGGAAACCCCGGCAGGTGCGCAGGCGAAAGTGAATTCTGCAGTTAATGCACTGGTGAACGGCGCACCTGTCGGGTTGGACACGTTGGTCGAACTGGCGGCTGCTGTTGCGAATGACCCGGATTTTGCAACATCGGTTTCCAATGCCCTTGACGCGAAAGTGGACAAGGTGACAGGAAAGCAGCTCTCGACCGAGGATTATACATCGGCCGAAAAAACAAAGCTTGGCGGGATTGAATCGGGTGCCAATAAGTATGTTCACCCGGCGACGCATGCACCGAGCATCATTGCGCAGGACGTGAATAACCGGTTTGTCTCTGACACGGAAAAGAACAACTGGAACGCGAAGGAGACACCGGCGGGTGCGCAAGAGAAAGCTAATCAGGCAGAAGCGGACGCCATCAACTGGGCGAAGGAACTTGGGCTCGGCGCTATTGCGAAAAGTGTTGCCGATGCAAACGATGCGCGAGCCGGAGGGTTCTATTACGTTACCAATGCCGGATTAAATGCCCCGAACGGAGAAACCGCGGCCATCATTGTCATACAGGGAAGTAACTATGGCCAGCTTGCCTTGGCAGCCTCCGGACGCATGTTTTCCCGTATTTACACATCAGCTGGCTGGTCAGCATGGGCTGAGCGGGAGACGACCTCCGGGGCGCAGGCGAAGGCGGATGCAGCCGCATCCAAAGGTACGAACGACGCGAAGACATGGACGCGGAGCTTCGGCTTTGGGGATAATTCGAAGGGACAGGTCCCCGCGAATGCCGACCTGAATACCATCGTTGCAAGCGGATTCTACCGTCTGCAAAGTGGTCATGCAAACCAACCCAGCGCCGCCGCTAACTTCGGTCAGATGCTTGTCCTTCACGGACAATCCGATACCATTACTCAGCTTGTCTCTGAACACAGCACTGGAAAACTCTACACCCGTTCCGGCAACCCGCCCCAAGTCGGCGGGAGCGGGACGTGGGGCGCATGGACCGAGCTGGAGACGACCGCCGGCGCGCAGGCGAAGGTTAATGCGCATGCCGAGAATACGATTCAGCACATCAATTCCGATGAGCGAACTGCTTGGAACGAGAAGGTAACAGGTGTTGGTACTGGGAAAATCACGGTTTCAGCGACTGCGCCGACTGCACCTGGTGAAGGCGATATTTGGATTGAGGTGTAAGCCGTGGCACGGATAAAAGTGAACAAGGCAGGCGTTTTGACGGCGGTCAAAGGGATTCATGTTTTCCAAAATGGCGCATGGGCATTGAAGAAAATCGGGAGAGTGTTTAAGGGCGGAGTGTGGCAGGACTTCATCACTTATCTCTTAAAAGTGTATAGTGGGGCGAATTCTGCATATACTTTCGAAGTCATGAATAGGACTGCTTCCACTACCGGCGTGTCCACGTCCAACGATCACAGCACTGTAGCCAGTAGCATCTACAACCGTGTCAACACGACAGCGCTGAGCGACGGCAGTGCCTCTTACGGGAACATAACGTCAGTTACAGCGGACAGCATCGACCTGACAAATTACACGACGGCCGAATTTGATGTCGAAGTCACTGTGTATGATGGCAATGGCGTTTCGATGTACACAGGCTATGGACTGACGTATCTTCAGATAATCAATCATACAGACAACGCCGCTGCCGCGGAAGTGAACTTCGGCCTTCACGAAGCCCGAGGGGTTAAGACGGTGGACATTTCCGCGTTATCGGGGCTTTACCGCATCGGATTCAGAACGTATCTGGGGGATGCTGCCGGAAAAGACCGGAAGACGACCATTTATGGCATCACACTCAAATAAGGGCACTAACCAAAGGGGGACAGACACATGCTGACCTATCTGGAATACCACAAGGACGCAAGACACGTCATTCAAATTCATGATACAGAGGTGGCGGCGAGAAGCGGGAACTACTTGATCGCAAAGTCGGAAGTGCCTGAGCACGTCCCGGGATATGAATACGAGCACACAATCACTGTACATGTAGTAAATAATGAAGGGATTGTCACTGAATCTTCTTCTATCCGCAACAATCCACAAGCGGCTCGTTTACTCGAGGAGAACGCAGCTTTAAAGCGAATGAACATGAATGATACGGAGAAATACGCAAAGTTAGACAAGATTTCAACGCCAATCGCCGAACTGAAGGACGCCCGTATCTTAAAGTTGAAGGAAGAATGCACGGCCGCCATTTATGCTGGCTTTACATCGGGGACGAATGAGTTCGGCTTTAATGAAAAAGACCAGGCAAACTTTACACAGCAGCTGCTGCTGATTGTGAGCGGCGATACCGCGGACATTCGCTGGAAAACGAAGAACAACGGCGTGCAGGTGTTCACCGTGCCTGAATTCCAGCAGGTCATTAACGATGCGACGGCGCACAAAGTCACGCAGCAGGAGAAATATTGGCAGCTGGAGGCGCAGGTATTGGCCGCGACATTGAACGCCGAAGTTGATGCTATAATCTGGTGAGGGAGTGATGCGTATGGAGCCAGGTACATTGGTTTTCGTCAGAGGGACATCGCTGTTGGCTCGGCTGATCCGTTTTTTTGATAAAGGGGAATTTTCTCATGTGGCGATCCTGCTCGATAACGGCAATGTGCTCGACAGCCAGTATCCGGATGGGGTGAAAGAACGCCCATTCCGATTCAGTAATTACGAGTTGGTGCCTGTGCCGTTGGACATGGAGATCGCATGGAAATTCGTCGGCTACGAATACGATTACGGGCAGTTCTTTTGGTACCTGTTCCGATGGGGGAAGATCTGGAACACGCCGGACCAGTTTATCTGTTCGGAGCTGATTGCCCATGCTATGCATAAACCGTCGTGGACGGGGATGACGCCGAATGAACTGTATAAAGCCGTTACTGAACTTGTCGAATAAAAAGGATTCCTCCCTCTTTTGTCGAAATATGGATATAGAGAGGGGGGGAATCAATGAAAATGAAAATTATAATGAACAGCGGGAAAGAATACGCAACAAGTAAATTTAAAAGCATGGACGAGTTTTTGGAAAAGATGCATGGCGGTGGAGCTACAGTTAATTACCTGTCTGTTGATAAAGAAAAAAAGATTTGGATTGATAGCAATAAGGTTTCTTCGTTTGAAATACTCGACGAATCTTGATTGATATCACTAAATAAACCAGAACGCCCTCACCGGCGTTCTTTTTTATGCAAAAATCCAAGGCGCTCCAGCGCTCTTTTTATATACCGAAAAAAGAGAGAAGTCACTGTTGAAAGGGGGAAGAGGATGCCGAACAAAGGGGATGATCTTTCCATGTTTGAAACGGTCAATACGCACGATGATTTAATCAATAAAAACATTCTGCCGCGTCTGGAAGCGGTCGAAAGTGGCCAGTTGGAAATCAAAAAGGAAATGCAGACGATCAAATCTGAAGTCACGGAAATCCGCCATGCACAGGACAGTCTTAAAGTTACGGTCATGGAAGACGGACACCGAACTAGGAAGATGCTGGAACAGTTCACCGAGCATTTTTTGGAAATGGACAGACGGGAATTCGACAGCAAGGAACGGGTGACGATGCAGCGGTTGAGCACCGGCGAAAAGGTGTCACTGGCTGCCGTCAGCGCACTCGGTGGGGGTGGATTGATCGCCGCGGTCACTGCAGCAATCGAATTGTTCCTTAAATAGGAGAGGAGGAGGAAAACCATGAAACAGAAAACAAAAGATTTGGTGGAGCAGGTGGTCGCGGTCCTATCCGCGCTTCTGTTCTTTTTTGTGTCGATCGGTGTGACGTATGACTGGTTTACGATGGATTCCATCAACGCATTTGGTGTGCTACTCGGTGCGGTGATTGTGCTGGCGGTCAATCTTAAAGGGATTTTGAGCAACCATTTCCCGAAGTGGGCCGCGTTCCGAAAGGCGAACGAGAAAAAAGTACGCTATTTGGAAGATAAAGGAATCGAATTTGAAGAAGTGGAAGAACCAGCGGTCGTCGTACCGAAGGACAAAGACAGTTTTGATCTGTAAAGAGAGGGAGTGTAAAGTATGGCACGAGTATCAGTATTCGAGTTGATGCGCCGGTCGGAAGAAAACATGGGCGCGGTTAACGGTAAAGTAAAAGCCCTCGTCATGGAACTGATCAAACAGGCGTACCACGAAGGCATAGAAGTGCAGATTACGTCCGGCTATCGTTCAGCGGCCGAGCAGAACCGCTTGTATGCACAAGGACGAACGGCTCCCGGAAACATCGTCACGAATGCGCGGGCCGGTCAGTCGGTCCACAACTACGGCTATGCTGTGGATTATGTCATTGTGTCGGAGGATGGCAATCAAGCGATCTGGAGCGTGACAGACGAGTGGCGGCGGGTGGCAGCCATCGCAAAAGAGCTCGGATTCCAGTGGGGCGGCGACTGGACCTCGTTTAAAGATTATCCGCATATCGACATCGGCGGGCTCTCCTGGCAGCAGCTGGCGTCCGGAAAGCGCCCGAAGGTTCCGGCGGTACCGGAGCGAAATTACCTCGGCATCGGTGACAGTGGCGGCCGTGTCGAAGCGCTGCAGAAGTACCTGAACATGGTCGGCATCAAATGTGGCATAGACGGGGATTATGGGCCTGCGACTGAAGCGGCTGTGAAAGAGTTCCAGCGGAAGCGCGCCCTCACAGTGGATGGTTTTTATGGCCCGGGAAGTTTGGCGGAAATGAATGAGGCACTGGACGAATTGAAAGCGCCGGCTCCGGAAGTCAAAACGGCAGCGAAGGAGGAACCAGAAGTGGAAAAGGAAGAACAATACCAGAAGGACGCACAGCCGTCACCACGGTTCAAGGAAGCGCATGAATGGGTGACCGAGAAAAAGATTAGCGATGGCACTTATCCCAAACGTCCCGTCACACGCGAAGAACTGTGGGCGATGCTTTATCGAATTCACAGTTAA